AGGTGGCGGTATACAAGAGGGCAGTCTAGTGCAACTCGCTGGCAAGCCAAAGAGTGGAAAGACAACAACTGCTATTCAGTTTGCGGCTAATTGTCAAAAAGAAGAAAACGGTTCTAGACCAATAATTTATTTTGACGTAGAGGCTCGTGTTGGTAGAAACCAGCTAGAAGGAATAGAAGGTTTAGATAGGGACAACATCCACTTTATCATCCCTCAAGACGGCGTTCTTGCTGCTGAGGATGACTTCAGAATTATGGAACACTACATTAAGAATGTTAAAAACTGTGTAGTGATAATTGACTCTGTTTCAACTATGGCTTCAAGAGACGAACTTGATTATAAGTTTGATAAACAGTTTAGAAACCCTGTGATGAAGATGATGTCTTCTTTTACTAAAAAGATAGCACACATACTTCCACAACAGAGAGCTGTTGTGATTTCTATAAATCATATAATCGCTGACTCTAACCCTCATACTAGATCAACTACTATGGTTGACGGTGGGAACAAATTAAAGTACGCAGCAAATTATATATTACACATTACGCATACTAGACCTTGGGAAGAAAGCAATGAAATAGTAGGCCAAGAGGTCAACTGGAAAGTGGTGACATCACACGCTGGAGGCTTTCCAAATACTCCTGTTACCAGTTATCTCAGGTATGGTAAAGGTCTTGACTGGAGAAAAGAACTAGTAGACCAATGCTGTGAAATACCACCACTAATTGAAAAAGCTGGAGCTTGGTATTATCTAAATTTTGTTAAAAATGAGGGTGAAGAAAGAGGGCCAAGTTGTCAAGGTTATAAGAAGTGCGTAGACTACCTAAACGAAAATAACCTTTGGGAAAAACTGAAGAAAGAACATAAAGAAATATTCGGATGAAAGTAAATGGATTTGACGGTCGAGAAAGGTCTATCAACTTTTCTAAGTATTACGTCTATGGCGACGACACTCGCCACAAATCTAAACTTCATATAAAAGCAAAAAAAATCTTGCGGGAAGTCTTTCCATATGATAGTATATATGAAGAGGTATCTCTTCCCGGCTCAAATAAAGGGTCTTCAAGCATCCTCCGCGCGGATTTCTTTATTCCAAACCAAAACTTGGTTGTAGAAGTTCACGGCCAACAACACTACGAGTTTACTGTTCATTTTCATAAGAGTAAGCTCGATTTTTTTAGGTCACAAGCCAGAGATAAAAACAAAGAAAACTGGTGTGAGCTAAACTCTATTCGTTTTGTAGCACTAAAATATTCGGAGCCTGAGAATGAGTGGAGAGAATCCCTACTCAATAAATGATTTAAACCAACTAGATGAATATCTTAAAAGATACACAGAAGAAGAAGGTTTATATCACGCAGAAATAAACGAAGAAGTAAAAACAATATTGGATTTTAAAGCTGAAGACCTAAAGGAATTAAGTGCATCAGATCTTTACATTGCATCATGTTTGGTAACTAGCTATACAACCTATATAACATCTAGACTAGGATATCATCAGTCTATATTCAAGTGGTGCAAAGATACTATAAAAAGAATTGTTGCTAAAAATTCAGATCAATATGACAAGTATACTAAGTATGAACAGAAGGTTGAGCTTATAATATTGTCTGATGACTTTGCTCTTAAAGTTGATAAAGCTAGAAGATTTGCTGAGTACAAGGTTTTTATGATAAAAGAAAAATTGGAAGATCTTAGGTCTTACAGCGATAGACTTGAGAGACTAGGAAGGATAAGAAATTATGACACCTCTAGATAAAATCAAAAAAGGAATTTTGAATAATGATATGGAAGAAGTTATTGATGGATATGAAATCCTCACTGGAGAAAGAGTCACAAGAGAAGCGGCAGAAGAAGTCAAAAGCGAAGAAGTGCCAGAACAAGTGCGGGAAGTGCAAGAAGAAAAAGTAAATAAATATGAAGACTTTACAGCGCCTATCAGAAAGCAAGCATCTGAAAAATCAAAATACACAAAGAAACAAAAAATCAAAGTAGGAAAGAATACATTTGTAGATACCGGAGAGGATCATAAAGCTAAGGCTGATTCTACACCGGATTATGTTCCAACCCCAAGAAATAGACCTCCAGCGGAAACGGTTATGTTAACATGTCATGTTTGTGGCGCTCAGGATGAGGTAAAGAAGGGTACAACTTACGGATCTTTTTATCGCTGCGGTAGATGTGTGGGTGGTTGATGACAGACGAAAAAATATGTAGCGTAGCCTCTGAAAGAGCTGTATTGGCTGGTATGTTAAAGCATGGAGCCGATGCTTTTATTGATGTAGATGGAATCATTGATACAGGATGTTTTGTATTTGAGGAAAATGCAATAATCTATCCATGTTTAAAGCATGTTCTTGAAAATAGCTCCGTTGCTGATTTACCCTCGGTTTTAAGTGCTGCCCAAAGCCTGAATCTTGATTCTGCTTTTAGAGACAAAGTGCCTAACAATTATATAAAGGCATTAATGAATTTTGATATTAAACTAGAGAATGTTAGGAATCATGCAGCTAAATTAAGAAGGCTACAAGTAGCTAGAGATATTAGACTTAGAGCTAGAAAAGTAATATCAGATATATCTGATGTCACAGGCGATGAAACAATAGATAAGCTTATTAGTATAGGTGAATCGCCATTTTTTGAACTATCGACAACATTAAATAGCTCTGTGCAGGATAAGCCTGTATCTCTTGGTGATGGTGTAGACGAATATATAAAGTATCTCACAGAAAACAAATGTGACATGCTGGGTATTAGCAGTGGTTATAAAAGATTTGACTCTGCTATTGGCGGCGGTTTTCGTCGCAAGTGTGTGGACTTAATTGCTGCTAGACCAAAGACTGGTAAAAGTATGCTAGCTGATAATGTCGGCTTTCATATAGCGGCTAATTTGAATATACCAGTTCTAATATTAGATACTGAGATGTCAAAAGAAGATCACATGAATAGGCTTTTATCAAAGTTTAGCTCTATACCTATTAATGACATTGCAACTGGTAAATTCTCAGAAAGTAGTGCTGGTAAAGAAAAGGTTGATCAAGCTGCCGCTAAATTTAGTGAAGCGCCTTTAGACTATATACCAATTGCTGGCAAACCTTTTGAAGAAACTTTATCTATCATGCGTCGATGGGTAGTTAAGAATGTCGGCTTTGATGAAAATGGCAGGACTAACGACTGTATGATAATATATGATT